ATGATGCTCATGGTGATCTGTATCTTGCTGATGAGATTAGTCCTGATAGTATGAGACTATGGAAGATTGGTGGTGATGAAAGATTCGATAAGGATCTATTCAGAAACGATGAAGGTGATATTGTTCCTGCCTATCGTGAGATCCTTGACCGACTACAACCCCTTGCAATTCAATGAAAAAATCATCACAAAATCTTATAGGTGCAGGTATAATTGTCCTTGTATTACCTTTGATGCTTATGTTGATATGGAATGCTGTCATACCAAGTATTTTTGGATTACCAACTTTGGGATACTGGTCTGCAATGGGATTGTATCTAGTTTGTAGTTTATTATTTAAATCATGAAACACCACGTCCCTGATGAGATTAGAAAACTTGGTTTCGATTGCTTTAGAAGTTTGAATGCTGCTGAGAGAGCAGTTGTTCTTCTTGGTGAGGATGAGTATCGTAAATCATTAGATCTTGATAATGATGATGCCGAGTGTTGGAAGATACCCAGTGGAGAGTCAACAACCTTTGTTGGTTGGAACCCTATGTGTATTCCAACGATGGATTACATCGTATGGAAACTAAAACGTCGTGAACAAATTGCTAAAGGAGAAATTTATTAATGGACTACAAAACTTCTGGTGTTGACATTATCAAGGGTAGATCCTTTGTAGAGTATATCAAAGCACTAGCACCTAACATTGGTGGGTTCAATGGAATGATGGAAGTGCCATCAGGATATGAGAAACCTGTGCTGGTATCTGGTGCTGACGGTGTAGGAACTAAAATTAATATCTGTAGGATTGCCCGTGATTACTCCACTATTGGTCAGGATCTCGTTGCTATGTGCGTCAATGACGTTATATGTTCTGGCGCTAAACCATTATATTTTCTAGACTACATCTCCACTAAAGCACTTGATGGTAACGTCCAAGATATTGTTCATGGGATCAATACTGGTTGTATGATGGCGGGGATGGAACTGATTGGTGGTGAAACAGCAGAGCATTTTAGAACAAATGACTACGACCTTGCTGGTTTCTGTACTGGTATTGTTGAGAAGAATGATGTGGTTGACGGTAGCAACATCCAAGCAGGTGATGTAGTCATTGGTATTGAGAGTAGTGGTGTTCATAGCAATGGATACACATTGATCAATGATATGCTGTGGAGGAATAAAATCTTCTACAAAGAGATGCCAGAGTTGCTTAGACCGACTATTATCTACGCTCGTTTAATCCAGTATCTGTTGGATGAGGTTCCTATCCTAGGCATGGCACACATCACAGGCGGAGGATTGCCTGAGAACCTCCCACGATGCCTTCCAGAAGGTCTTACAGTTGATGTTGACTATGATGCTTGGGAAAGACCCGAACTCTTTAACAAGATCCAGGAGGCGGGAGACATTGCCGAGGATGAGATGAGAAATGTATTCAATCTTGGTATTGGATTCTGTTTGGTAGTGCCACAAGAAGTAGCAACACTAACTATAGATTTGATTGCCAATGCATCATATGGCATGAGGTCTTGGATCATTGGTGAAGTTAAATAATACTGTGCCAATTTCAACTTTTAATTCCAAAAATCGCCCTAAAAAAATTCGGGTATATTTTCACTCAAAAAGGTTTTTTCATGAATAAAGGATTTTCACCATCAGAACACCCAGAAAAACAGATCAAAGATATAGGAGCAGCGATTAAACGAAAAACTAAAGAACTTAAGAATGTCCTGAGGAACCCTGTGGTGGTTGCCGCACATCTTGACAAACCTGCTAATGATGATCTATAATAAATAAGAACACAATACAGGTTGTAAACCATGGACCGTGCATCTTTAATTAAGAGGATTCAATTCGTTCTTTTTGATGAATACGATGAAAGTCCATCAGTATTGAACGCCAAGTTTTTTGGTGGGTACTACAATAACATGACTATCGAAGAACTATTGGATTACTATGAGGAATTGAAACATGAGAGTAAAAATCTACAGTATCAGTAACTGCCGATATTGCAATATTCTTAAAGAGGTATTAACAACATCCCTTATCCCATTTGATGAGGTTAAAGTGTGTAGGTTAGTTGACACTGATGATAGTGAAGGTATGCCATTTGATGAGTATATCAAATTAGAACCAGATGTTGAAATTGCCAAAAGATGTATTTTCCCTCAAGTTTATATTGATGGTAAGTATGTTGGTGATATGAAGGAAACCCTCAATTATCTTTTTAATGAAACTAAATAAAAGTGTAGAAACAATGACGAGGGGGAAGAAATCTTGTGTTCCAGATTTTGGGATTTCTTCCGAAAGAGTTCTAAAGTTTAGAAAAAGAGAATATACCTTTCATCTCGATTTTTGGATTAAGGTCAAAAAATTATCTGGAGATAACCAATGATTGCACTTGCTCTTTTCTGTTCAGGGTTCTTAATAGTATTATTCAGTGCTGTAGGTTTTGGGTTTGGTTGGATGGGTAGAGAATATTATGAAAATTCAATTGTTCATAATAGATTATCAGATCATCCTGAGATGATTGATGATAACGGTAATCCAATTCAAACTGATTTGTATTCTGTGAGGTTTGTTGTAGATGAGGAGGATGACGACTAATGATTCTTGTTGATATGAATCAGACTATGATTTCTAACTTAATGGCACAAATTAAGTTTTCTGGAAATCTAGATGAAAACTTTATGAGACATATGGTACTATCAAGTATCAAATCATATGAGAAAAGGTTTTCTGCTGAGTATGGTGAGTTAGTATTATGCTATGACTCCCGCAAATACTGGCGCAGGGAGTTTTTTCCATATTACAAGCAAAATAGGAAAAAAGACCGCGAGAAATCTGGTCTTGATTGGAATAAAATCTTTGAATGTCTAAATGCCATTCGTGATGAAATTCGCGATCTTTTTCCTTACAAAGTTATTGAAGTCGATGGTGCTGAAGCAGATGATATTATCTCTGTGATGACTAAGCACTATACTGAAGGTAAAGTGTTAATTCTTTCAGGAGATAAAGACTTCGTTCAGTTGCAGAAGTATTCTTATGTAACTCAGTATAATCCAGTCCAGAAAAAGTTCATCAATTTCACTCGTTCTGAAGTTGCTGAGTTCATTAACGAGCATGTATTAAAAGGAGACCGTTCTGATGGTATTCCAAATATCTTGTCTCCTGATGATACCTTTGTGACAGGAAAACGTCAAAGACCACTGAGTAAGAAAGTTATTGCTAGTTTTATGGGTAATGACGCTCATGATATTTGTGATGACAACCAATATCGTAATTTTAAGAGAAATAGGATTTTGATCGACTTTGATTACATCCCTGAAACTCTTGAGGACAGTATTTTATCTCATTATAACGGTCTAAATACCACTAAGAAGACAGTCCCACTGGAGTATTTTAGAAAATATAATCTGAATGACCTGATGACTGAATTTTGTTTTTCAAATAGTAATTTACCCTGGATTAAAAAATGAAACTATTGATTTCTGAAGTCTTACAAAAAGTAAGCAATGCTAAAACGAAAGTTGAGAAAGTTAAACTTCTTCAGCAATATAATAGTGATACATTGAGGATGCTTTTGATTTGGAATTTTGATGAAAGTGTCTTGAGTGCTGTTCCTGAAGGTGAAGTACCTTATAACGTTAATGATGCTCCTGCAGGAACTGAACATACTTCTTTAGAACATGAATCGCGGTTATTCTTCCACTTTATTGAGGGTGGTAATCAGAATTTGACTAAAGCAAAACGTGAGAATATGTTTATTCAACTTCTTGAAGGACTTCATAAAGATGAGGCAGAAGTTGTTTGCATGGTTAAGGACAAGAAACTTGGTAAACGTTATAAGGTTACTAAAGCAACAGTTGCTGAAGCATTCCCCCAAATTAATTGGGGAGGTCGCTCTTAATGAAAAATATCGAAATTGATTGTGATGCATCACTGTCACAAGATAAAGGTCTTCCTACTAATGCCTTTCTAATTGAATATAAATTAGATGGTATGACTAAATTTGATATTGTCATGGCAGGTAAGAAGTCTGAAATTTTCGATCATTACTGGGATCATTATCGCAATGATCTTGTAAATATTACTCAATGTGAGGGCAGGATTAGTCCCAAACTTTATAATTACAAACCAAAAACGTAAGACTAAAATGTTATCTACCCAGTATAGACTTCGCTTAGAATTTATTTGTAAACGTATAGCAAATAACGAAGATGTAAAACTAGATGATATGATCTGGGCACAGAAACTTGCTAAGGCAAATACATCTGCCAATGAGATGTTAAAAATGGCAAGACGCCAAGCATCACAAAATATCCAAGAAGGTAGCACAGACGATTTTCTGAATAGGATGGGTTTAGGAGATCCCGATCCATCCAACCATAAAAAGGGATTCACTGATGCTG